AACACATAATTATTCAATGTAAGACATGTGACTCGGAAGGAGAGATTTATGTGGATGAGTCCGAAGTTGTGGAGTCTTATATCGATGCTGATAATGCTACAGATCGTAGTAAATTACATTAAATGATTCCAGATACAGACAAAGCATATATTGCAGGGCTGTTTGATGGTGAAGGATCAATTCATATTAGACGCGGTATTGAAAAAAAGAAGAAACATAAAGGTAAACCTGGATATAGATTATCTAATAGTCTTCGTTTATCTATGGAGGTCACTATGACGGACCGCAGTGTTCTCGCGTGGTTATATGAAACACTAGGTGTTGGTACACTTACGCCTAAAACAGTTAAAGGTAAACGGGTTGATGGTACGCCCTATTTAAAACAATACAGATGGAGATGTACTTTTAGAGATGCGTATTATGTTTGTTGCCTAATCTGGCCTTGGGCTCATACTAAGTTGCCTAAGATTCAACAGGTGATAGAACATTATGCAACTCAAACATTAAGAAACCCCAAGAATAATATTGTAGAATTAGAAGACTACAGAAAGGAAAAAAATGACAAAAGAAAGTTTAAGTGATCAAATAAAAACAATTACTTTTAGAAATGAAAAATTACATAAGAAGTGTAATACTTTAATGGCTGATAGTAAAAAATACCAAGAAACAATAGAGGAACTCAATGAATATATTGATTCTTTAGAGGCACAAATTACTGATTATAAAAGAAGGTTTGTCCCTGATTTTCAAACGCTAAGTCAAGGTGGACAAGCGGTGCCTATCTCTGATCTACAGACTATGACTGATAGAGCAAGACGTTCAATGGCAAAACGTTTCGTCAGGAAATATGGTGAAGAGTGGGTTAGAAAAAATATTTTAGAAAATAAACTATTAGACCAGAAAAAATAAAATGAGTTCTCAAGAAGAATCCTGGCACTGTATTAAAGAAGGTAATATCTACCTTCACACCGAAAATGATGGCTACCGGTTTATGCGTCGTGGACCTGAGGCCGAGGATAAATTTATAATGACAGTTGAAGAAGCTAAAAGAAAGAATGTTTATCAAAAGTTAATTAAGGACCATGAAGACTTTTATGTGAATACGGGTAAGAGATACTAAATGATATGGAGTACATTAATTATAATAGGTATCTATGCCCTGATTATATTAATGCTAATAAAATGGAACAAGGAGGATCCTAAATGAAATGGAATAAAAAATTTAAATACCCAACCTCAACTAGAGCTTTGGTTAATGATGAGAGAGTTTACGACATATCTCAAGAAAAGTTACCGTCTGTTACAACCATATTGTCTGCTACTCAACCTCAAGATAAGTTAGATTCTATCGCCAGATGGAAAGCTAAAGTTGGTGAGAATGAGGCAGAACGTGTCAAAAATGAGGCAGCTAACCGAGGTACTACTATGCATAGTATTTTAGAGGGATATATCACGGAAAAACCTATCCTAGATCTCACAGAGAGAGGCGGAGAAGCTCATTCAATGGCTAAGACGATTATTGACAAGGGTTTTCCCGATTTAGAGGAAGTTTGGGGTTCTGAAGTCGTAGTTTCTTATCCTGGTTTATATGCTGGCGCAACCGATCTAGCTGGTGTATATATGGGACGAGACAGTATAGTAGACTTTAAACAATCCAACAAACCTAAAAAGGCTGAATGGATAACTGATTATAAACTTCAAATGGTAGCGTATGCGATGGCCCATGATTTTGTACATAAAACTGAAATTGAACAAGGAGTAATTTTAATGTGTACTCCTGATAATTTTTTTCAAAGATTTATTATTAATGGACGCGAGTTCCGAGAACTTAGATGGGAATGGTTGTCGCGTCTAGACACTTACTACTCGCAGCGAGGTGCGAGCGGCGAGGCTCCACAAACTGAAAGTGGTAATTTTGTGGAGATTCCGAAAAATGAGGTCTAACTGCGTCATGTTGTCAATAAATAAGCTATTTTTTGGCTCCTCCACAGTGGAGCCACAAATGATTGTGGAGAATATAGGATGAAAAAGTTCAATAGATTCAATGGTATAGAGACAGAAAAAAAGTCTCCACATTTCCACAGCTGTTTTCAAATTGCAAGTGGAGCATTAGGTATTCATAAAATAAGTCTTTATAGTGTGGAATTGTGGAGGATAAATTAGAATGATTCTAAAGAAGAAAAGTAAGTACAAACACGTTGTTATTAAAAAGAAAAGATATTATTTTTATAAAATAACTTGGGCAGATATTACCGGTGATGCCGGGCACGCTGATATACATACAGCCATGGGTTTTATGCCATCAATAATGGTAACACATGCATATTTATTAAACAAAGATAAAAAAAATATTAGAACTTTTGCAAGTTATGAAGTTAATGATGAACTATTCTCTGATAGAAATGTATTTCCTAAAGGGTGTATAATCAAGATGGAGAAGATACTATTGTGATGTCTTGGCTTTATCGAGTTTTTGAGTGGACTTCAAAATTTTTATTTGGGCTTTTGGTTCTTTGGGTTTTATTTCATCTACCGAGTCTTTTGATAACAATTTTCGCGGTTTCTCTTCTGTAGACGCGCCCTCAATAATCTTAGAATTTTCTGTTATAATCTTTGTTAATTTATTCATAAGTTGTTCCCTATCTAGGTCATCAATCTTACCGGTTTTGATGAGTTTTCTATCTATATAATAGCCTGCGACTTTTCCTCTAGCTACTTCTGCATTTGTGGCAGCCGAGAAAGCACCTTTTTTTAAAGCTGAGTCACGTATTTTAGCAAGCTGTTCAAAATGTCTATCCATTGTTACCGAAAATTTCTTTCTGGCTTCTTCCCTTAATTCTCCAATATAACTTACTACTAAAGGGTATTGCTGCGGATTGGTGAGTTTTGATGAAGCTACTCTAGCTGCTAGGTCGGACCCTGGTCCATAACCAGCTTCCTTAGCACACTCCCAGGCGTCTCTGCTTCCATCATTGTACACCAAAAGCTCGGCGAATCTTTTTTGTTTCTCTGTTAATCTTTTAGATAATCCCATAATTTAATGAGATAATCATCAGTGGATTTAGCCCAAAGTGATTATCTCTCTGTTGACTTTTACCCTAACATTTTGTAAAACGCAAGTGTGCGAAAGGTAAAATATTAAAATGTACGTTAAACATCTTCAAGAATATCTTGACAAATTTACAGATGGTACTAAAGGAAATGCTGTGAGTAACGCCACTATTTATATGGAAAATGGCGCTGGAGAAGTTTTTCCCATTAGTAGAATTGAAGTACAAGAGTCCACTATAATTGGTAAAGAATCCATTAGAGTGTTACTTAAACCGGACACAAATAGGATTCCAAACCTGAAGAAATTTCGTCTCACGTAAGCACCTGTTAGGGTAAAAATTAATGAAACCGGAGACCAAATTTTGGAATGAAATTAAAGCGTTCAATATTAAAAATAATTGCAAATTATCATTTACACGCTTGGAAAATAGCGCTGCACATGGGACTCCTGATCTATTGGTTTATAATAGTTTTAGCAACTTTTTTACCGTCGAGTTAAAGGTTACAAGAGGTAACAAGATTAGATTCTCACCTCATCAAATTGCCTTCCATATTAAACATCCGAACAATACTTTTATCTTAGTTTCTCGCCTCTCGGATAGAGGCTCAAAACTTTCTGTACATCTGTACAAAGGAGAAAGTATCTCGCAGCTTGCCGCTTGTGGCTTGGAGCTTGACGCTTGCTGCTTGGGGCTTGACGCTTCTATAAATTATTTGAAGAACCTGAACTAGGTTCTGGTTTGCTTGTAGCTTGAGGCTTGTTGCTTGCTGCTCGTGGCTTGTCGCTTGGAGCTTGTGGCTTAAGGCCCGGACCAGGTGCACGCTGATTCCCAGCCGTCGCCGGTTCTTTGCTAATGACCTGATCCAGTTTATTACGCGTGCGTAATTCTTTATAATACTTTGGATGGTGGAAAGTATGAGTCATATTTAATATATTCCTTTATTAATTTTTTATGCTTGGCGCTCCCGTACTTGCGCAGCGGTAGCGCTCTAATTTTTTTTAAGATTTCTTTTTGTTTAGTGTTTGCCATATATAACAGTTTGAACT